TTCCAAGAGACGGAACTGCGACCAGATGAACAGCAATCAGAAAGTCCTATATTCAAATTTGATTCCTTATATTGAACTCCTGCTGCTCCATCACCCTGTGTATCATAATATTCCTCATTTTCTACTTCGTTAGCACGCATGATTCTATCTGCTATAGCGACCTCTTGAAATACCTTAGCTTGTGCTTCAGAAATTATCTCTTGCCTCGCAACCTCTGATTCTAGTTGCTCCAAATTTTCAGAGGATTGATTAATCTTATTAAGACGCTCCGCAACATGATTAACAAAATTTAACGGTATGGTAGCACCTATGCTACTACCAAAAGCCTCTACTGCTACTCTGGCAAGTGTAGGCGGTACTAGACTGTTTTTCACTAAAATCGTATTGAAATTAGATTCTTTCCCCTCTGTCCTTTTCGTTATATCACCTATGTTGCTATCTGATGGTTTTCTCTTCACCCATCTCCGATACAATTTTGATGTCTCTTTCAATCTGGATCCACGCCCGCTCCTAAACTCTTTATAAGGGATAGGCCGCTCATTAAACGAGAGCTTTAACTGAGGTAAGTTCAGATCTTTCCTTCGTCCAATAAAAAAGACCCGCTCTCTTCTTTGCGGGACTCCCATTGTGGCAGCATTCAACAAAAACACCTGAACGTCATAGCTGATTTCTTTCGCTCTTTCTATTACAAGCTTCACATACCCTTTTGCTTTGCCAATGATCATGCCTTTCACATTTTCAGCTACAAAGATTTTAGGTCTCAATTTTTCAACTGCATTCAAATACTCAAAAAACAAATCATCAAGTGACTGTTTTGCCTGGCCCTCTCTGAAAGATTTTTCTTTTCCCCAAGCATCCTCTCGGTCACCTGCCATTGAAAATACACTGCATGGAGGGAATCCATCGAAAATATCCAAATTGAATAATTCCTCCGGAAGATCGTCCAACTTGTTAAATTTCCTGATATCCATTAAAAACGAGTATTTAGGATTGTGATTCTTTCTAAAGATTTTCATCATTTGCGGATCAATTTCACAGTTTCCAAGAAGGTTATAGCCAGCAAGCTTGTAACCCATGGAGGAACCGCCACCACATGAAAACGCACTAAAAACCTTCAATCCGTTCTGCTCAACATTTTTCAGATCAGACAGATACCATCTATAACTGTTCATTATTGCTCACCTACTCATTAAAAGAGAATCCACATTTAGGGCAGGTATGTTCAAATTGATCCTCTTCGTAATCATCAAGATTGATTTCATGATTATCGGTAACCTTCCCGCCGTTCCCCGCATGCCCTGTCAGATCTTCTAAAATACTTTCTAGTTCGCCTTCTGAAAAGCCGGTGAAGGACAGGTCAAAATTATTTTCTTCAAGCTCTCTTAAAACTTGTTCGAGCTTGTACTCATCCCAATCGCCGCCTGTTTTGTTAAGTACAATATTTAAGGCTTTTTCCTCGTTATCATCGAGATTTACCACCGAAACAGTAAGCTCTGTAGAGTTATTCTCCATATGTATTTTGAACCGCTGGTGGCCACCTACAAGGTTTCCTGTTCTTTCGTTCCAAACAAGCGGCTCGACATTACCGAACCGTTCAATAGATGCTTTTATTCTTTCATAATCGGGATCGCCTGGCTGAAGATCAATCCGAGGATTGTAGGGAGCGGGGTTAATCTTTTCTACTGGTATAGATCTAATATCCATATTGTTTCGCCTCCAAATAAAAAAGCACTCATCTAATTTTGAGTGCTTTGGGTTCTAATTCTCTATTAGCAGCTTTTTTCTCAGTTTTTTCAAGTTCAGCTGTTTCAATTTCAGTAAGACATTCTTCCAAGATTCGTTTATAACCATAACTCTTACTTACATTACTAAAATAAATCCCTCTAAAAAGTAGGAATAACGCAAACAAGAGAAAAATAAAAAATAGTACACTAACAAGAATAAAATTTTCTTGGGCTATACTCCTCCCAGACGTAAAGTTATTTAATGCGGTAAAAAAAACAGTTAAGATAACACCATATAATGCAAAATAAGATGTATGCCAAATATTTGTGTCTTTATTTATATGAATAGAATCTTCTAAAATCCCGATGGAAACTTCAATCTCTTTTTTACCCAAATTAGACCTTACCTGCTCCTTATATTTTTCTCTAGTGGAAAAATTCTCATAATAAACCTTTTTCACCTTCTTTCCTTCAATTTCAATTGACTCTAAATATTCAATTACATACTTAGATTTATAAAACTTCCTCATACTATCACCCCCCATTATTATATCGTAGTCACCTTCAATTTTTTTACAGAATAACAAGGGTACTTTATTTTGTACTATGCTCGTCGAATTCTACCTCCTACACGTCTGAAGTTGTCACGTCTCGTTCCCATGATTTCTTCCCAATCCTGCCTTGTCAAAGGTTCATCTGCCTTTGTTGAGGGACTTAACACTTTTTTAAGCTGCTATTTCGTGTCAGCAGATAAAACGTCTCTCATCTTCATCTTTCATTACTCCTTGCCGAATAAGCACCGCCTTACGCTATTCGCTTTTATTAATTTGTGGCCCGCCGATTTCCCCAGGAGGTAAGCAAAGAAAATGGAGAGCCGGTTTAAAGACTTTCCTTGCAAGCGGGATCTCACCGCTTGCGTTCCCCGTGACTATCGCGCGCAATACTGCATAGACTCCAGCCGCTCCTCCTGTGAAGCTAACGACCTTCATAGTCATTCGATACATCCGAGTGCACACTTGATAAAGGAAAGGTGCGTCTCCTGGTTTGGCCATAAAAAAACGGCCACTAATCAGCTGTACAAATTCCCATGTACAAAAGATCAGCGTCCGTAGGTATCTCCTTTTTGGACTGTTATTTACGTTCGTTTTCTTGTTTCTATCGTATGACAAATTGAGCATTGAAAAACCCTCAATTTTCTCGGCTTTTTATCGATTTTTTCTTGTAACCTAATGGCTGCTATAAACAAAAAACAGTTTCCAAAGAAGCTGCTTACTTTTTAGTTTTAACAAAAAGCTTCCAAAGTTATAAACTCCGAAAGACAATAAACTGAGACCTAGTAAAAACGCCAAAATCGAGCTGCCAAAGAAATAAAACCCTCCCATTGAATCCACTCCTTTTCAGTATCATATGAGTTAAAATTCAATAACGATAAAAAGAGCAGACTCTTAGGCCTGTTCTTTTTCATTAATCCCACCATTTAGTAGAAACGCTTGTTAACGGATTTGTTAGTTTCTCAAGGTGTAATTCTGCTTTCTTATTATCGCCATCTACAAAACTACGAACATCAAACACAACTTCATATGTTCCTTTTTGGTTAGATAAACTAAAACGTGAAACCGTATCATCAAAAGGAACAGGATCTTCTTCTACAAGTTTATACTGCCATGAGATTCCAGGGCCAATGTATGGTTGAGAAATTTGAATCCCAAGATCTCCTCCACCAGAATAAAATGTTTTTGAACGCGTTTTAAACGTAGAGGATCCTAAGTAATCCCACTCTCCTGCTCCTAAAACAGAGAATAGGCTTACATCATCAGAAATCTTTTTAATCTTCGGTTGTACTGTAGATTGATCGTTAATACCATCTTCGGGGCCATCTTTTGCAACGACAGGATCTAATACATCAGCTCGTCCATCTTCTGAACCAATTTTATCACCTATCGGGTCGATTTCTTCAGCACTTACAGAATTAATACCAACACTAGACACAAAGAACCCTGCAACAATCGCACCAACAAAGAATATTTTTTTCATTCCCTTTTCCCCCAAATGAATCATTTTATTTTTTCAATCGATTTAACAGGTACTTCCGGTGGATTGAGAATTAAATCAATCCGTTGAACAGTGACAAAGACGACAGAAAAAATCAAGGAACAAAGAAAGGTTAGTAAAAGTATTTTCCACCAATTTAAGTTATTCATCATCTCTCCCTCTTTTCTTAATTGGTAATATTACCTATTTCCAATATTAAACACTTTTAGGTAGAAAGTACAGGGGGAAAAAGGGAACATTTTGTTAAAATCCTTGAAGCGTATAGGTCAAAAAGATAAACACCACAATTATGGTTACAACAATAATTGCTTCTTTAGAATAATTTTTGTCATCTTCTTGCCCTTGTTTCTTCTTTTTAATTTCTTCTCTATACTTTTGTTGAACTTCTTTCTTCTTATCATTCGTTTTCATGATTAAACCCCTTTGAATCCAATTTGATTTAGATTCATTATTCCATCCCCCCTTTCAATTTATTGCAATTTTAACGCGCAACAATTAAGTACACCAGTGTAAAAAGCCTCGGCTATTATCCTACTAATGATCACTCGCAATTGTAGATCTTAATACAGAGTTGACATCTAAGGGCACAAAAAAACAGCCCTTAGATTATTCCAAGAGCTGTTGCAATAGCGTTGATAGCATGCTTCTTTAACATATAAAATTTATCCGATTTAATGCCAAGCTCCATATAAATATCAGTATCTGTTCTTTGCTTGGGTGAGAGGTATTTCATCCTCACGATCTGTAATTGAAGTTCATCCAGGCAATTCTCTAAAGCTCTATCAATTTGCTTAACTTTCAGATCGTTATATTCGGTGCTTTTCCGCAGCTGGAGGAATAACCCAACGACTCCCTTTTCCTTTTGCTCTTTCCTATTCTCCGCTTGAATTTTTAGTGATCTATATGTTTTCAGTTCTTTAATAACAATATTCCGAACTTCTTTTTCATTAACTTCAGGCAAAAATGACAGTTGCTCTGCTGCAGTCACAAAGTACCTCCTTTTTGAAATAGAAAAGGACACTTTATTTATAGCCACCGCTAAAATTTTTGTCCGCAATGTGTATTTAATTTAAAAATGATTTATATTTTATAAATACTGGATTGTCTTCACGGTAAACTTCTGCCCATCCACCAATTAGTTTGTCGTTAGAAAGCTTGATCGCGCCTTCCAAATCAACCATTTTGCCTTCACGCTCAAAGATAATTCCAGCCTTAAAGCCTTGAAATTGTTCGTTGTCCTCAAGAAGCACTTTTGATTAACCCCTCGTTAAAAGCTTCATTTTATGCTTGCCCCACATCTTCACCCATGAAATTGAGTATTCCTTACATAGAACAACGATTAGCTGAGTTAAAGCTGTTATGACGTCTAAACATTCCTGAATCGATTTCTCAATCATTTTTGTATCTGACAAAGTTTTAGTATTGACTGAAATATGTTCGACTGAATTTTGTAGTGCGTCTAGGGCTTCTGTCATTTGTATCTTGGATTGAACAAGAAGGTTCACCCTGTGCAAATCAGCTGTTTCCCCATCCAAGATTAAAGGTCCCCAGCCTGTATAATCAGAAGCAGCTTCAAGGGCAGGCCGGGATCATTATGTTTCTCAGCAAAATACTGGGCCACCTCCGGCTGTACTTTGTGGCGGCCGCATTCCTGATGAGATACAGATTCACGTGAAAGAAATAATTCATCGTCCATAGATAACTGCTGTTGTGTAAGTTCCGCCTCTTTACGAGCGCTTTTTAGTGCTTTCGGTGCTCTACCAAATTTCACTTTAAACCTCTCCTTTATCTACCAAATTTCTTCCTTTCAATTGGTAAACTTTAGTTAGAAGCGGTTATACTAACTCTTTCATGCTGTTTTGTTCCTGCTTTTTGATCCACTCATTAAGAGAATCAACACGAAAGAAAATTTTCTTTCTAACTTTGAAATGAGGAATCTGACCATTTCTAACCATGATATAAATTGTTTCCTTGTGAACCCCCAAAAGTCTGCGGCTTCTTGAGGGGTTAGAGCAGTTCGATTCAATGTAAATACCTCCATTTAAGCGGAATCCTGATTATGAAACCTGTGGTTTATATCCTGTCAAAAAAATAGTCCAATCAAGACCTAATACCGGAGCAAGTTTCATAGCTACAGAAGGTGATGGTTGTCTCTCACCTCTCTCAATCAAACCATAGTATTGACTGGTGATTCCAGCCTTAGAAAGATCAGCAACTTGTTTCTGACTAAGGTTCCGGTCTTTTCTAGCTTTAATTAAATATTGAGTAAGAGCAGATGTCTTTTTCAAATCATCACCTCCTTTTTGTAAACTGTTTGTTTCTACGCTGTTAATAATAAAAGAAATCTATAGTTTCTTTCAACTCTTTTATGAAACTTTTAGTTTCCTTTTGTTTACGAAACTAATTGTTTCTATATAATAATTGTCAAAGGCAAATAAAGTGAGGAACCTACTATGTTTGGAGAACGTTTAAAAAAATGCCGTACCTCCAAAGGATATAGCCAGCAACAGATGGCGGATTTCTTAGGAATTACGAGACAAGGATATGGGAAGTATGAGATTGGTAAGGCTGAACCTGATTTAAAAACCCTTACTAAATTAAGCAATATATTAGGAGTTTCAACTGACTTTCTTCTAAAAGGCACACATGCACAAATTGATCTCGATGAAATTTTAAATGATCCCGAGACCTTAATTGCTGGCCGTGATGCTACGATTTCGAAAGAGCAAGCTAAAGAACTCTTGTATTACCTTTTGAAAAAAGAGTTCGACGAACAATAGGAGCTATTCTTTATTCTTAATTCTTCTTCTGGTAAAACATTTGTTTAATAAAAAGAAACCTAAGTGTTAAATAAAACTTTTTGCACACCCTAAAAACATAGATATATCAAGGGTTTATGGCTGATGCACACTGTAAAACAAACTGTTTAACATTCATTGAGTTAAATGAAAGATAAAGAAAAGTTAAATCATCAAAGAGTGTATTCATATTGAGGGGGACAATTACTTGCAGCTTTCCAAAAAAAGAATCTTATTACTTTTATTGTTTATGATGAGTTTATACTTAACTGCTTGCAGCTCTTCTGATTCGTCAAACGAGGCAAACAATAAAGAGGACACAGCAGACGAAAATCAGGAAGATACATATCAAACAGGAAACAACCGTTCTTTAACTAAACCCGGTCAAAAGTACAAAGAAGATACTGGGGAGATTGTTGAATTAAATAAAATAAAGAATCCAGATAAACATATCGATATTTCACCTCTTAAAGTGACAATAGACGATATAAAAGTGTTAACTCGCACAAATATTCCTAGCGACACTCTGCAGATGTATGAACTGAAAGTCGCCAAACAGCTTGATGAACCTTTAAGTTACATTCAAATAACTGTTACAGCTGAAAATACAGGAGATGCGCTTGTAAAATGGAAAGGGATTTCTATGGTCATCCCAAACACAAAGGAACAAATAGAAGTAGATAAAAATAACCTTATGGAGAATGGACCACATGATATCTACGGGAACGCTAAAGATGAGTACACAATAGGAGTTATATATGACGGGGATCCAGAAGAGATAAATTCTTTGACTCTTGTTCTGGGAGATACTTATGATAGCGAATCATATAAAACTATAACAAACGAGAAGACTATTAAATTAGATATAAACTAAATATAGTATTTAAGCTCTTTAGGGAGCTTTTCTTTTCAACACAAAAACGAACATAAGTTTGCGTTACGTTAGTAGGAGGCTTTATCTTGTATCAATTATCACTTCTTGAAGATCGAATCAAGACAATATATACAGGTATTGGAATTGCTGATCCGGTTACATGGGACTTGGAACTAATTGCAGATAGGTTAAAAATAATAGTCCATTACAAAAACCGTTCATCTGTAGCAGTAAAACTGCTGGGAATGGCTTGTATTATTCTTGAATCGCGATTATCTAAAAAAAAGCAGTGGGAAGACTTTTCCCATGAACTGTGCCATCACATAAATCATGTAGGTGTTCAATAAAAATTACCCCCACTCTTTAGAGAATTACAGGAGAATCAAGCAAATGCATTTATGTATCACTTTGCTGTACCTAGCTTTATGCTGAAAAACATCAAATTACCGGCAACCAAGCGAGAATCTACAAGTCTCATATCTGATTCATATCTGATCTTTTTCAGGTTACACATCCTTTTGCGGAAAAAAGATTGGATATGTACTTCCGTAAGTTATTCAGCTTTAAGTACCAATCATTCATGATTCAAAAGAATAAAGAAAGGGAGAAAATTTTATATGCCAACAATTGAAAAAAGAGGCGAAAAGTCATTTCGATTAGTTGTTGATATCGGTACAAAGAGCAGGCGTAAAAGAAAGGTCAAAACAATTAGAATAGAGGATCCAGCTTTATTAAAAACCACTAAAAAGCTGCGCAATTACCTGGTGAGTGAATGGTATAAATTCAAAACAGAAGTTGAAGCCGGCGCTTATATCACACCACACAAACGAACATTCAATATGTTCATAGAGGACTGGGAGAAAAAATATGCCCTGGATCATCTCGATGATAAAACTCGTGAAACTTATGAATATATTTTGGGGAAAGAAATACAACCCTATTTTGGAGACATGTACTTAGACGAGATTCAGCCGATTCACATATTAAATTTCTTAGAAGAATACCAACGAGAAAATGATGTCTCAACATCAAGCATTCATGCTAGATATTGAATCATTAGAGATATCTTAGGAAGAGCAGCTGAGTGGAAGATTATAAAAGAAAACCCTGCAGAGAATGTAAAGCGGCCAAAACAAAATACAATGAATATGAAATTTATACTGAAGAAGAAATAAAGGAAATCTTTATGCTATTAGATGAACACGCTCCATTGAGGAACAGAGTTATGATTAAATTTGCTTTTACAGGTGGATTTCGTAGAGGAGAACTATTAGCAATCGATGAAACAGATTTATTTTTTGATACTAATGAAGTCAGAATTGATGAGTCTTTACAATATACAAAGAAGAAAGGTTATCGGTTTAAAGATCCTAAAAGTAACTCTTTCCGTAAAGTTACGATGCCGCCTGATGTAATGCAAGAAGCAGCCATTTTGCTACGGGAGATCAAGAAGAATAAATTACTGTTGGGTGAACTGTGGAGAGGAACAGATAAGCTTTTGTTATTTGGTGGGGATATGGGACAACCGCAGTATCCAACCTCACCTAATACCTGGTGGCAGAGATTCACTAAGAGGCACAACATCAAGCCAGGACGTCTTCATGATATGAGACCCTCACACGCAACAATGTTGATAAATCAAATTGGGAAAGTACCTGGATTAAACATTAAAGCTATTTTTCAGAGGCTTGGCCATGCTAACGTCCAAACCACATTGAATATTTACACTCATGCTAACCGTGAATCAGATATTTTAGTTGCTGATGCAATCAATAATATATTTAAAACGGGGACATTTTAGAGAAATTCTCTAATTTGCCACCCGTATGACACCCACATATTTTAGACAAAAAAATAACAGTTCCATATTTCGCGGAAACTGCATAAGATCAACGTATTTTAGATAAGCTTCCAAGCGGGCTCGAACCGCTGACCTCTTCCTTACCATGGAAGTGCTCTACCTGCTGAGCTATGGAAGCAATGGCTCCGCAGGTAGGATTCGAACCTACGACCGATCGGTTAACAGCCGATAGCTCTACCACTGAGCTACTGCGGAATAATATAAAGCTTCATAAACAAACATGGTAGAATTAATAAATTT